CCTCGCTGAGTCGTACTCCACCTTCGAGACGCGGACCCTTCGCGAGGAGGTACTGAAGGCGCACGCGGACTACGACGCCATCTACCCCAAACTGGAGGGGTGGATCGCGAAGCAACCGGCCTACTTGACAGCGGCCTACCAGCGCGTATACACTGACGGTAATGCTCAAGAGGTAATCGACCTCGTAGAGCGTTACAAGACAGCAAACGGTGTCGGGGCACAGGTCCCCGGTACGACTACCCCGAAACCCGGGCAGAAGCCGGCTTCCGACGAGAACAAGGCCAACGCGGCTGCGTCCCTCGCTCCGGTAAGCGGCAAGCGGACGACACCGACACCAACGGGGGATGACCCCAATGACTTCGATGGCGCGTTTGCCGAGGCGGCTGCTCAGTACTCCAAATAAGGAGACCCGCGCATGGCATTCGATGTCAACGCCGTAAACCAGTCCATTGCGGACTTCGAAGTCAAGAAGCTGTTCGCCAAGTTCCTTACCGAAGGTGCGTCGATCAACGTGTCGAGCCTGGGCAACGGTGCCTCGTCAAGCTTCGAGTCACTGGTGGTGGAGACTACTCTGACCGGTGCTGGCGCGGTTGGCGGGCGAGCCCGCTTCGAACTCGACACGAACGTGGCCCTCGGCGGTTGGGCGAATGCGCTGAAGGCGCAGTTCGAACTCGGCGCGTCGGGCAAGGTCGCTGGTCTCGGCTCGGCGTTCGTCGCCGAACTCATCTTGGGCGCAGGCGCCTCCGATGGTTCATACGCACCGCTGGAACTCGAACTCGGTATGCCGACTGGTGCCCTGACCGGCACGCGCACTTCGCTGATCTCCGCGAACGTGTACGGTGCCGACAAGGGTACGTTCGATGACAACGGATTCTTTTTCGATCTGAACGGCGTAACCGCTGACGCGGCACACGTATTCGCGACAGTGGGTGAGCAGGTCGCGACGGCGCAAGCGCGCCTGCGCGTGCAAGTCAACGGCACGACGTGGTTCATTCCGCTCTGCGACACCTCGGCCCTGAGCTAAGCCGGTATGGCCCAGCTTACCGCGGAGTTTCTGAACAAGTTGAAGGCGTCGGCAGAGGTCCAGCGCCAGAGGTCAGCGGTACTGATGTACCAAGCAGAGGGTGCCGCTGCGATGATCGAAATCCTGATTAAGTATTTGGATTCGCCGGAGCCCCCGATGGCGGATCAGCCCAAAACGTAACTGAAAGGAGAACCACATGCCCGCAGCAGCCCCGATGGTTTACGGAGACATCTCCCCTCGCACCGCCGCGCACGCGGTGGCTCGCATGCTTACCCGCGGCGTGCCGCACCTCGTCCTGGAGAAATTCGGCCAGACCTACGTCATGCCGACCCGCTCGACCAAGGTTGCCAAGTGGCGCCGTTACAACGCCCTGCCGTTCGCGACGACTCCGCTCGTCGAAGGCGTGACGCCGGCCGGTAGCCGCGTGACCGTTACCGACGTGACCGCGACGCTGGAACAGTTCGGCGATTTCGTGCCGTTCTCCGACGTGATCGAAGACACCCACGAGGACCCGTTCCTCCAGCAACTCTCCGACGTGCTCGGCGAACAAGCCGCGCAGACCGTCGAGACGCTCCGCTATAACACCATCAAGGCGGGCACCAACGTCTTCGTCGCCAACGGTTCGGTCCGTACCGACGTGAACACACCGCTGACCCTCGCTCTCCAGCGTAAGGCCACGCGCGCCCTGAAGCGTCAGAACGCGATGCAGATCACCAGCGTCGTTGCCTCGACGCCGGCCTTCCGTACCGAGCCCGTCGAAGCGGCCTTCATCGGCCTGACGCACCCGGACGTGGAGAACGACATCCGCAACATCACTGGCTTCATCCCGACCAAGCAGTACGGTACGGTAACGCCGTGGGCCAACGAGATCGGTGCGGTCGAGGACGTGCGTTACCTCCGCTCGACGATCTTCACCTCGTTCCCGAGCGCTGGCGGCGCGGCTGGCGCGATGATCTCGACCAACACGACCGAAGCGGACGTGTACCCGGTCCTATACATCGCGAAAGACGCGTACGGCATCGTGCCCCTGAAGGGCAAGGACAGCCTCGCGATCATGGTCGTGAACCCGAAGCCGGCTGCCGGTGACCCGCTGGGTCAGCGCGGTACCGCGGGCTGGAAGACGATGCAGACCTCCGTCATCCTGAACGACTCATGGATGGTGCGAGTCGAGGTCGCCGCAACCAACTAATCGTGAGCCTGGGGGTGTAACAGCCCCCGGTTGACGACCCCCATTTCTTGAAAGGAGACACCAGATGACCATCACCAAATCGTACTTCGATGACAACGGCGCGGGCCACCGTGCTCAAGGGCGTCGCTTCGACGACGCTTCGACTCCGGGCGATGTCGAGATCGAAGTCGGATTTTCACCGCGCTACTTCGCGTGGATCAACCTGACCGACCGGATCAAGTGGGAATGGTTCGAGGGTATGGCGGCAGGCACGACCCTGAAGACCGCTGCCAACGGCGACGCTACGCTCGACACGGGCGACGTGGCCATCTCGGTCGATGCCGGCGTGGGCAAGCAGTTCGGCGCCACGGGTGACCTCGACACGACCAATGCAGGCGTGCGCAACAACGTCGCCTACCCTGGTCCGAGCACGGTCATTGACAAGACCGGCACAGAGACCATGGGCGCGCGCGGTCCTTCGCAGCGCGTGACCATTGCCTCAGCCGTCAACCTCCAGAACAAGCAGTACTCGTGGGTCGCCGTAGGCTAAGCGCCTCTGTAGTTACTAGCCACCCCGCCGCGGATAGCTCCGGGCGGGGTTTTTACTAGGAGGTTCGCATGAGCATCAACCAACAGTTCGTGATCCGAATCGAGGTGCTGGAGAACGGCTTCAAGGTCGAGGTCCCGGACGCCGAGAAGATCAAGGAGAAGCAGACGAAGGACAAGAAAGAGAAGCGGGACTATCCGTCGTACATCGGCGACTGCACCAAGAGCTTCGCAGCGAAGACCGTGCCCGACGTTATTAAGATGGTGAAGGGTGCGCTGAGCCAACTACCCGACATTGCATACGCCGAGGCGTTCGACGAAGCGGCGAAAGCGATGAAGGGCTAACTTTAACCACAGGGAGGGACTATGGAATCGCAGAACAGTGCAGCACTCGCCGGTCTCGAAGGCGTCGAGGTACCGGATCACGTGAAGTCGGGCAAGTCCGAGGAGGAGCGCGTTCGCGCCCTCGCCGCCCAACTCGCCGCCTCGCAAACCGCCGCCGTGCTTGCCGAGGTCGAGGACCTTAAGCGCAAGCTCGCAGCCTCTACGGCCGCGAACGAGGAGATGACGAAGGTCAACGCGCAGAAACAACTGGCGGATCATCACCGCAACGCCGCCAACGAGTCGCATGCCTCGTCCAAGGCTCGCTACGCCATCATTCTCGACGAAGCGCGCGACCCGAATGAAGTGGACCCGGTGCCGGTCGGCGTCAACGGCCGTATGTACCAACTGAAGCGCGGGCAACTTGTCGAGGTACCGATCGAAGTGGTGGATGTACTGAAGAACGCCATCGAGAACCGGTCGTCCACGAAGCTGGATGCGCAGGGCAACCCGGCCGGCCTTACCATCCGGCAAGCCCGCCGCTTCCCATTCCAGAACTACGGGATGATCGTCAACGAGGCCGGCGAGCGCCAGAACATCGCCCTACCGGTGAGTAACGCGGCGTAATGAAAACCTCCGAGCTAATCGAGCACGTCGCGAAGGACATGCTGGACGACCGCGCCGCTCTTGTCGAGGGCGCGAGCGACCGGCTGTTCAGTGACGAGAAGGTACTTCGGTACCTGAACGAAGCAGAGCGCAAGCTCTGTCGCGACGCGCTCGTGCTCGAAGACTTGGCCACCCCCTCGGTGTGCGAGATTCAACTCATCGAGGATCGCACTGACTACCCGTTCCACAAGTCCATCCTTCAGGTGAAGTCCGTTCGGCTGAGCGACTCTGACCTGGACCTGCTACGCGTGGGCTACAACGACAATCGCATCTGGCCGATCACATCCGTGGTGGACCCTGATTTTTGGGACGTGAACCTTGCCCTGGTGGAGACACCCGGCCGGCCCCAGCGGTACTCGGTCGATATGGGGACGCGCATCATCCGCGTTCGCCGTAAGCCGGATGCTGACGCCGCGCTGCTGAAGCTGAAGC